TAATTTAATGCTTCTTGGTCATTTTTCATATCTTCTTGAAAAGAAAAATTAAGCTGTTGTTTCATAGTTGTCAAGGATTCTATTATCTGTCTTTGATTCTCTACTTCGTATTCCGGTTTAGGTTCAGGTATATAAATAGTTAGTTTAGCCATTATGTTTGGCACCTTTCATAATAGTACCATCTGGCATTTTATGAGTTTTCTTTTTGGAATCTTTTGCAAATTTCTTTGCTACTTTAGGTTTATTTTTAAATAAATATTTTCTTTGTTTATCAGATTTAAAAGGCATTATCTTCTCCCGTCTGGTCTTGCATCTACTCTTAATGTTCCGTAACGCCAAGTTTCACCGATAGCGTCATTAGCTATTTGAATCGCTACAAATCTTGCTCGTGCACGTGTGTCTATTTTATCAGTAGTAGTAGTGATTGTAAAGGGTCCTAAAGAAGAGCTCACTGCTGTCTCACTTGGGTAATCATTTAAATATAAAGTAATTTTAGAACTGCCTAACAGGTATTTATAATCCGGTATAAATCTTTTAACTGACATTATATATTCTCCGTCACCTGTAAAATCCGCTATATTATTATTATTAGTTATCTCAAAATCTCCAGATAAAATAAAAGCATTAATTGAAGTTGTCCCGGTGCTATTGATTTGATCCGTCCCGGTTTCATGAGCATAGTAAATAGAGGCTCCGTACTTATTTGTTATTCCTAAAATAGCAGGGAATATAGGTGTATTACTATCATCATACTTTGTAGCATAAGGTAAATTAAATACCCCTTGATCTTGATAAGTCGTTCTAGCTATTGAAGAAGTGGTCCAGACATTTTCACCATAATTATAAGTAACACATCTATCAATCTGATCTGAATTAGCTGAAGGATAGAACCAATTAATTTCTGTGTATAAACTATTAGGAGATGAATAAATTACATCGGAAGAACCATAGTTCAACCCTAAGTTTCCTGTAACTGTATTTAAGAACACAAAGTCTTCTACTAAAGAAGGTAATGCTTTTACAGTACCATCATATACAAAAAATCCTCCTTCACCTGACATCCACCACACAGCACCATTTGCATAAGAAATAGCATTTTGGCCAATGCATCCACAGTTAGTACCTACTTGTCTGACTGAAAAAGTATACGGAGGTCCTACATATTGAATTACATAAGCTCCTAAATCCGTTACAACAAAAATGTAATCTTTACCTTGTATAGCTGCTCTAATTTCATTACCGGTATCTAATCTAAAAGTACCTGCAGTATTAGTTGCTGTAGGTTGGTAGGTGTTTAAATCTTCTTGATTAGAAAATCTTACAAACATCGGATCTTGAGTACTAGGATCTCCAATAGTAGTTTCTGTTCCTAAATGAAATAAATGTCTGTCTCTATCGGATACAATAGTAATTCTCGTAGCTGTCGGATTATTTGTTGTTGCAACACCCGAAGTACTTGTAGAAGCTCTCACTGCTCTAGGACCAGCGGCTCCTGCATTCCAAGTAAATGTTTTTCCATTAAAAATAGTTGCAACAAGAACTTGACCAAAATTATCCAAAGACCAATTTCCTGGATCCAAAGTCACAGTACTTATAGATCTTTCAGTTCCCCAAGTTTCAGTTCCCCAAGAAGATGTTCCCCAACCATAACCTGTTGTTTGAGTTGTCGGTCCAACACTTACATAAGGATTTACTGTTGCAGCTCCTGCTGCAGTCATACCTGCACCTGTTTCAACGCTTACTGCTTTAACTGTAAATTTGTCAATTGTTGGAACGGTTAAAATTTCATAAACTTTTTCTAAATCACCTGCTATAAAATTACTTGCTGCCGTAACAGTTACTGCAGATAAAGTTACATATCTTCCAACCAATAATTCATGCGATCCTTTGTCTATTGTTAAAACATCAGATCCGTTAACAGTGGTTAAAGTACAACCTGTGATTGCTGTATCTAAAGGTGTGATGTCGTAAAAATCATTACCATAAAATAAAAATAAACCTTGAGAAGTACCTATTGCTGTGTATTTTTCTCCTGCAAAAGAAGTAAAAGAGAGTTGTTTTCTTGCTGCTCCAGGAAGAGTTTTATTGGCTGCGGTTAACTGCGACCAACCGCCTATTTTCTCGGGGAATCCGTATCTAAATCTAACAAAATCACCATCAACCCATTGAGATTCAGCCCCTGATTTAGTGGCTTGTTTGTTAAATCCAGGCTTGAAATTTAATTTTTGTAGCATATAATGCCTTATATATTAATTATATAGATAATAAAAGAAAGAAAATATATATGAAAACTACAGTGCTAGACAATATTCTTTCTGAAAAAGAGTTATTTTTTATGTACAATCAAATCATAAGCACTCCAAGTTGGAGAATGGACGGTTTATCTACTCCAGATAAAGGTCATATGGCTGCTCCCGTTTTAGCAGTTAAAGGGAATAATACTTTAATTGAACATTATCCATTTTTTCTTTGGGGACAAACGGTAGTCTACAGAATAGCAAAATTACTAGAAAGTAAAAATATAGGTATACCCACTGCAGTAGAAAGAATGTGGTTAAATGCTACCTATCACGGTAAAAAAACTCAACATTGGTTACATAGAGATAATGAAGAACAATTAAAATCTAAATCAATTTTATTATTTATGACCCCTATTTGGCAACCAGATTGGAGAGGCTCTTTTTATATTGATGGAGAAGAATTTAAGTTTAAACCAGGAAGTGCAGTTATATTTGATTCAAGTGAATATCATAAAGGAGAATCTCCAACATCAGAAAGATATAATTGGCAAAGAATTACTTGTAATATTTTAGTAGGCTAATGATTCATTTTATAGATAAAAATAATAAATTAAATGAAACTAAAAATAGTTTAATTGTTACTTACCCTAGAACCGTAAATATATTATTTGGACATTATCCTTATCCAGACATAGTCCACAATTTTATTTTAGATATAAAAAATAATTTAGACTCCGACAAAGAAAATTACACCAATGTAAAAGGTGGAATGACTAATTGGCATTATTTTTTAGACAAAGATAATTTTAAAAACTTTTTTACTTTTTTAATAAACAAACATCAAACAACTCAACCCTCACTTTTTGAATATTTTTTAGAAAGGTATGCAGTTACTAATGCTTGGGGAAATGAAATAAAACTAAACGATAGTTTAAATTATCACACACACCCTTGTTGGCATGGAATTTTATATTTAACAAAAGGTTGTGATTTATATTTACCAGAATTAAATTTAAAAATAACACCTGAGGCTGGAGATTATTATATATTCCCACCTGAAATAGTACATGGTTTTGATAAATCCCAAGAACAGAATAATAGATACAGTTTAATTTTTAACATACAACAAGCTAATGAATTTAATTTTAATAAAAAACTAAAAGAAAAACATGAGAGACAAAACAGTTAATATAGATAATTTTATCGGAGTATATGATAACTACATACTTCCAGAAGAATGTGATAAAGCTATTAAATTATACGAAAATCAAAATAAATTTAATAACACATTTAGTAGAATAGCTTCAGAAAGTTCCTCTATCTTACAAAAACAAGATCAACAGTTTTTTGCTGGTTCAGACAATATTGATATTTGGTGGGAAGAATTAAAAATAATGATGTTAAATTTTGATATAGCTTTAAAACATTATGTTGAAAACACAGGTGCTGGTAAAGCATATAATGAAACTCCTTTACATTATACTAATTTAAAAATTCAAAAAACTTTACCTACAGAAGGTTATCATGTTTGGCATATTGAACATCAAAAAGGTTATGGATTTGAAGCAAGAGCTTTTGCTTTTTCTATATACTTAAATGATGTAGAAGAAGGAGGAGAAACAGAGTTCTTACATTTTTCTAAAAGAGTAAAACCAAAAAAAGGTAGAATAGTTATCTGGCCATCTGGTTTTCCATATCTTCATAGAGGCAATCCACCTTTAAGTGGAGAAAAATATCTTTTAACTTCTTGGTTAATGTTAAGATAATGTCTTTTAACCATAAAATAACGGATCTTAAATTTCACATAGATAAATTAGTACCAAAAGATATATGTCAATATTTTATTGATTTTTATGAGAATAATCCTCAACATTCAAAACCTGAAATAAGTTATAAATATCAAACTAAAAAAAAAGAAGAAGATAATTATGGCTGTATTAATTTAACTGCTCTTTATGTTAAAGACAATTCATTTGCAGAACCATTAAATGTAGCTAAAAAATACATAAGTATAATGATAACTAATTATGAGTTGTATATTAAAAATAATATTTGTCCTACGTTTGACTCCTCAACTATTTCTCAATCAAGTAATATTCGTATTTTAAAATATGAAAAAGGGGATTTTATTAAAGATCATTTAGACTTTGATGGTACAATAAGATCATCATGCACATTAAATTTAAATGAAGATTATGAGGGTGGAGAGTTTAGATTTTTTGATGGTCAGGTAAAACATTCTTTTAAAACAGGAGATGCTATGTTATTTCCAGCAGAGCCTATTTGGATTCATGGAACAGAGCCTGTTACAAAAGGAATTAGATATTCAATTAATTGTTTTTTACACCAATAATTATGAAGAATAAGAAGTAGGTCTTGCACCTAATCTAGTAATTTTTTCAGCTTCAGTTTCACCATCAACATCATTATTGTCCCATTCGGTTTGCAATCTAGTTAAATTTGCAGCGTCCCATAAATCTATAAACTGTTGAAAATCTCCAAGATTAGCATCTGCGTAAGTACAGTTAGGAGTTTCATCTCTATATTCTACTTCATCTGTATTAACTGAAGTTTGATACTGTAAAGCCCAAATATTTGCAAATTTGGATTGCGACCAAAAAGAATTATCATCAATAATATAACCAGTTTCAGCACTCTGTTTAATAATTATTTTATCGTCAAATACTACTGTCCAATTTGCGTTAGTTGCCATTTTTTCTCCTAAGTTTTAATTATGTAAATTAATGTTAAATAAGGTTGTAGAACTGAAGTTGCATCTCCACTAAAGTTTGCACTCATATTGTGAGAATGTCCACCACCTGAACCAGTTGTATAATAAGTTTGTACTGTTGTTGGCCCACTAGCCTGATCTAATTTAATAAATGAATTACCGTTTGAGTAACCTCCGAGTATATCATGTTGGTGTGATGCAAGTTGTGCTATTGATAAAGCAGCATTTGCTGTTGAACCACCTACGTTTCCCGTCGAAGTAGCTGTGTTCGCTCCACCTGTTGAAGCTAAAGCTTTAGTTCCAGATTTACCCATTGCTATATTGTCTTGTAAATCGGGAACAGCAAAAGTTGTTGATCCATCTCCTGCACCGTAAGTAGTACCTATAATTGCAAATAATGCTGAATAAGTTGATCTTGAAACATCTGTACCATTACATTCTAAAAATCCAGATGGAACTGCTGCTGCTGACCATGGAACAATCGTTGCTGTTGGAATACCTTCTATACCCGTAAGGGCTGCTCCTGAAAAATCATATTTAGTTGCTTCGTAATTTGCCATATTATTTCTCCGTGTAAGTCCATCCTGTTGTAGCGTCTCCACTAAATACTAATCCAAAAGCTGCACCTTGTGTATTAACTACAAGATCCGCTG